ATATTGTCGACTATTAATCCCAACTAATAGATTATCAAATACCAGCGAATAGACGGAAAATATAGAAAAATATCAAAAAATAGCGGAAAAAAATCGCCAAAAATCTATTCGCCGTTATTTTAAAATCTGTCTCTTAAAAAATAGCTCGAAAATGCCCTAAAATACCCGAAAAATCCGCCAAAATTAGCCATAAAATCGCCGTTTAATCGTCACAAATCCTAAAACATCGCCCGAAAAATACCGTCTTAATCGTTATAATAATGCTTCTTTCGGACAGTTGCGACAATCATAATTATACGGACATATCCACTCGCAATTACTATCTAACTCCAAGTTTTCTATTTCGTTGTTCATTTTATTACCTCCATTTGCTTTTTTATATCCTCGATTATTTTTACCGCCGCGTTATCGCTTGAAGCGGAAATATCAATAAAATTATTCCCTTCGATGCAAACTCTCACTTTCTTACGCTTATTATAGCGATTAAAGAAACAATACTTAAAGCAATTTTTCCTAACGACTGCAATTAAACTGCCGTTTTCATTTTTAATACTCAAATTATAATCTTTTTGTCTAAACCACATTTTATTTTCTCCTTTTGCCTCTTTTTTTTGAAAAATATTCAATATACCCTTTATAATCAAATATTTTAATTGCCGTTTTAATGTCGCACAAATAAAATCGTCCATATTTGGTATTAATTATTTTCATTCTACAATATCCCAAATCTTATTTTCTCGCATATATTCGTCATTCAAAGAGTAATAGTCTGCATCCTCTAAATCCTTTTTTAAAATCTTTTTTTTGCATACGCCACAGGCGGGCTTTAGCCATAATTTTAACGCGTTTTTTAGTTGATACATTAAAGCCTTCGGATTTTCTTTTGCTAAATCGTTCAATGATAAAGATGCTTTTTCATGTTCAATATTGAGAGTTAAAAAATCAATCAAAATCCAATTTGCCACATTGTTATTATAATTCAATCCGCTTATCTCGTTCGCCACAGGCGGGCATTCGCCTATTTTATCGAGTCTTTTACGGATGGTTGCTTCTGTCTTTATTATCTGTTGGCTATAAACTCTATTAAGCATATTTTCTAACATATTTTTATTATCCCTCTTGACTTTTGCAAATTAATTTATTATTCGTCAGCATTCCAAATCACTTTTCTAAACTTCGCTCTTGATAATTCTTTTTTCAATTCTATATTTTGAAATTGCAATTCGGTTATTTCTTGTTCTAACTTCACTATTCTATTTTCGCAGTTGATAACCGTTTGATAGAGATAAATAACTAAAAATAAAATTAGTATGGCAAATAATTCTTTGGCAAAAAAACCGCTTTCACGCATTCGATACCTCCAGAGTCTCCGTTTTAATTATAGCGAGAGAGTCGCCCCTACTCTCCCGCATATATCAAATAAAGGAGATAAAAAAATGAAACCGACATATCCGTTTTTCGCTTTATTTTATATTTTATAAAAAATAATAAATCCTAATTTATTTTAGTTTATCGCGTAAAAAAATATTCGTATAATTAGTAATAAACTAAAAAATACGGGTATGACGAATGCAAATAAGTGCGGAGCGATTAAAGAATATATTAAAAAAATTATCTATTTCGGAAGAATGGACAGAGCCTATTCATAAGGCTTGGACGAAGTTCAATCTATGCGGTTCAAACGAAACCAAAGATAATATTAACGAGGCTTCAATGTTCTTGGCTCAATGTTCGCATGAAAGTTGCGATTTTACGAAGCTGGAAGAAAATCTTAATTATTCGCCATACACTTTATTAAAATTATTTCCAAACAAAACGAAGAGTCTTGAGAAAGCGAAAGAGATAACATCGAGAGGAGCGGAGGCGGTGGCTAATTTTATTTACGATTACCGCACGGACTTGGGAAACTATACGGCTGGAGACGGATGGCGATATAGAGGACGAGGTATAATTCAACTTACGGGAAGGAATAATTATAAGTTTTACGGAGAGAAATTAGGATTTAATTTGATTAATAATCCAGATAAAGCGAAAGAGCCTTATATAGCATGTCAAGTGGCATGCGCGTATTGGAAAATGAAAGGTATAACGGCGTTTGCGAGAGAAGGCAATGTTATAGCGGTGACGCGAAAAATAAACGGTGGCTTGAACGGACTTGACGATAGGCGAAGGAGATTTGAAAGGGTTTTGGAAATCGTATCGGGGTTATGAATGAAAAATAATGAAGTCGAAAAAAGCGTTTGCAAGAAATTGGAGAGTCGAGTAAAGACTTTAGAGACGGTTTTGGGATACGACAGATACGGAAAAAGAAACGGCAACGGCTTAATGACTCTTATCGAAAGAATAGACAAAGGGCAGACGGAGATGTGGAATAGAATCGACATATTAAAAAAAGACATAGCGGGCTTGGAATATAACTTGAATAAGATAAGCGAGAATTGGAAAGACCTCTCTTTTGACATTCGCTCATTAAACGAGAATATAAAAAATATGGAGCAAAAAATTAAGTCGTTCGAGGGCAAGATTGAGGAACATGCGAAAGCCATAGACAAGTCGATAACTCCGAATAAATTGAGAAATGTGGCGAAAGACTTCGGGATATTCGTAGGTTTCGTTATGGGCTTGGGGACCGTATTTGGAATAATAGCGTATTTATACAACAAGATAAGAGGGCATATTTGAGATGAAACGAATAAGCAATATATTTAAAGTTTTGATAGTTATTTTTATCATGTATCAATACCATAGGTTGAGCGGAAGCGGGGCTTTAAGTTCGGATAATTGCAAAGGGCTTTTATATATCGGCGTTTCATGTTTTTTCGTCTTATGTCCCGTTGACGCTTCGATATTTGCAAAGAATGTTTTATTATTTAGAGGCAAATTGAGAAGCCGTGAGCTTGAGAAGGAGGATAAAGAAAATGATAATGCTTGAGGACTGCATAGATAAAATATTTGAAAAAGCGAATTTGACTCATTACGAATGCGATAAAGAATTGTATAAATCGATATATTATCATTTATGCGATTATAAGGGAGTGTTGGATAAATCTATCGAACTTGGAAACGAGATTGGACAGATAAGCGATAGATGGAAAATGCTGGCGACTGCCCGCAAATAGCGAAAGAAGGCAAATGAAGAATAAAATAAAAAATATATAAAAAAGAGAGGTCAAGATGACAATAGCTACAATCATCGCGGGAGTAAAGACTTTCGCAAAATCAAAATTAGGGAAAGCGACTATACTTGCTTTAATAATCGCTTTTATAGTCGGGGCGTTTGCCATAACCGTATCGGTTAAAAACGGGCAAATCAAAAAGAGAGAGGAGCAAATATCGAAACAGAAAGAGGAGATTTTGCAACTCGAATATTCAAAAGAGACTCTACAAAACGAACTTGATTATTTAAAACAAAGTCGAATATTGAAAGGGCATTATACCAATTCTTCGGCGAATATCGAGAGAGTGGAGAGAGAAAAATTAACGAGGACGGACAATGAAGCGATTAATCAAATATCGAACGATTTTTATAATTTTTATAGCGATTATAATTATTGGCTGTCAAACGAAGGAAAGATATATAAAAGTTCCTTTGTCTACTCCGCCAGAGAAATATTATATTCCAAAAATAGAGGACAAGCGGGATTTAATAAAGGCGTATCAAGAGGCTACGATGAAAATATCGGAGTGGCAGTTATGGTATAATATAAACGCAAGGACGAATCATTTTAATTACGGAAAAAACGATTATGGCTCAAAAGAACAATATAGACAAGCTGAATAAAAAATTAAGAGAAGAAGTCATTAAACTTCTCCAAGACCCGTCCGTTCGGCTTGTCGATATTGTGAATATAATAAACGAGAAAGCGGGCGAAAAAGCGGTGTCTCAAACGGGAGTATGGCGATATAAAAAGCGACTCGATAAGATGCTTGAAAAGAAAAAGCAAATAGAGGCTATAGCTTTGAGCTGGAACGAAAAGACGGGCGACAAGATAGGCAATATATTAGGCAAGCAGACTATGGAGGAAATAAGGGTTTTGCTTTACGACTTTATAGGCGAATTGCAATCAATACAAGACGAAGGAGTATCGGATATGAGCGTAAAAGAAATATCTCAAATGGCTAATTCTATCGAGAAAGCGACAAAGGGAATAATAAACCTTGAGAACGCTATTGCATCGAATAGCAAGCATGCCGAACAAATAAGACAGTCGACTTTGGCGGAAGTCCAAGAGAAAGCGATAAACAACGCGAAAAGCGCGGGAATAAGTCAAAAGACGGTAAACACTATTTTAGCGGATGTTTTCAATATACAGAAATAAGAGTTTGAAATATGCAAGCGCCCAGATTTAAAAATATACTCTTGCCGTATCAAGAGAAATGGTTATTAAACGAAAGCTCGGTTAAAGTATGGCAAAAATCCAGACGAATAGGGGCGTCTTATGTCGAGGCTTTAAACTGCGTTTTGAAAGCCGCTAAAAACAAGAGAGAGGGCGGGGAGAATTGCTATTATATCTCTTACGCTAAAGATATGACGCAGCAGTTTATTAAGGATGTGTCCTATTGGGCTAAACTTATGGATATCGCATGCGAGGACTTGGGCGAGAGTTTAATAAAAGACGAAGACAAGGACATAACGATTTATAAAGTTAGGTTCGACTCTGGATTTGAAATATGGGGCTTGCCTTCAGTTCCTCGTTCCATAAGAAGCAAGCAAGGGCATATAGTGATAGACGAAGCGGCGTTTTGCGAAGACTTGAAAGAGTTATTGAAAGCGGCTCTCGCTATGCTTATGTGGGGAGGTTCTGTCTGCGTTCTTTCGACTCATAACGGAGAGGACAATCAATTTAACATATTGATTAGAGAGATAGAATCTGGAAAGAAAGATTATTATCTGCAAACTACGGATATTGACGAGGCGATAAGAGACGGACTCTATAAAAGAATCTGCGAAATAGCAAAATTAAGTTATAGCAAATCGGCGGAAAAAGAATGGCTTAAGAATCTAATAAAAGATTACGGAGACGCTTACGAAGAAGAGCTTTATTGTATTCCTTCCCGAAACGGCGAAAAATATTTCAATAGGGCTTTGCTTGAAACCGTGATAAACGAAAAGATTGAAATATTTAGATTCTACGAAAAAGACGATTTCGTTTATAAGTCCGAAAGCGAAAGATATAAAAAGATATTGGAATATTTTAATCAAGTTAAATATATTTTTCAGACTGTCGATAGCGAAACGGTGCTGGGCGAGGACTTCGGAAGAAGCGGAGACTTGACGGTTTTATGGTTTGAAAAATTGGCGAAAGACGATACCTCCAACGCCAAAGGCGGACAGTCGTCAACTCTATGCGTCATCGAATTAAGAAATATTCCGTTTTCAAATCAAGAGCAATTTATATTGCTTTGCTTAAACGAATTGGGCAAAAAGTTTTTGGGCGGAGCTTTCGACAGCAGAGGCAACGGACAGATGATAGCGGAAAACCTATCTCTCGAATATAGAGGGCTTATTTTACAAGTGATGCTTTCTCGCAAATGGTATAGCGAAAATATGCCAAAATTAAAATCGGCTATAGAGGATAAAACGACAGATATACCGAAAGATAATTTGATTATAGACGATTTTTTGACGGCGGAGGTTTATCAAGGAATACCGCTAATAAGAGAGAGAATCGGAAAAGCTGGAAATAAGAGGCATGGAGACAGCTTAATCGCTAAAGCTATGGCAATATACGCGATTAACGAACTTGCAGGGAAAGTCTATCAGCCTATGACTTACGAGCCTGTCCGACTCGGAAACAAATGGAGATAAACATGAAAATTATTGATAAGATAAAAGATACTTTCTCAAGAAAAGATTTGCTTAAAGAAATAGCCTACTCCGTGCCGTATTCCAATCGCTCGGTTTGGGGAGACTTTTCTTTATTTCAAAATCTCACTCCTCAAAGTTTGGCGAGCATGCTATCGGATATAAAAAACGGATATATACCGAAAGAATATTTGGAAATAGCGAGCGATATCGAACTTAAAGATACGCATTACAGAAGCGTTTTGAATACAAGAAAATTAGCCGTGACGAGTCTGGATATTAAGATTATTCCCGCTTCGAGCGAAGAAAAAGATATAGAGATAGCGAAAGCGGTAGAAAGAGATATAGTCAAAAACGAAACCGCTGGAATCTACTCTCTAATATTCGACATGCTGGACGCGATTGCAAAAGGCTTCTCCGTAAACGAGATAATTTGGAAAAGCGAAAACGGAACATGGAAACCGAAAGAGTATAAATATAGAGAGGCGAGATTTTTTAGATACGAAGAGACGGGCGAAAGATTGAAATTGATAGACGCTTATACTCAAGAGTTATCCGAGTTGCCCGAAAATAAATTTATTATTCATGAGCCGAAAAATCACTCGGGAGTGCAGATAATGTCGGGTTTGGCAATTCCCGCTTTATTTTACTTCCTACTCAAATATTACGATATAACCTCTTGGGCTGCCTTTATCGATAGATTCGGTTATCCGCTTCGACTCGGAAAATATTCTCCGAAAGCTACCGAAGAAGATATTGAAACATTGAGGCGCGCTGTCGCTTCGATAGGCTCGGATTTTGGAGCGGTTATTCCAGAGTCGGCTATACTTGAAATTATCGAAAGCAAGACTACTCAATCGACATCCGACACTTACGAAAAACTTGCCGACTTCGTAAATAAAGAAATTAGCAAACTTATTTTAGGACAGACTATGACAAGCGAGGAAGGGTCGAGTTATTCGCAAGCTCAAGTGCATAACGCCGTGAGAGAGGATATTGCAAAAGCGGATATTAGACAAATAATGGAAACTATAAACTCTCAATTAATAGTCCCTTATTGCAAATTTAATTTTGGAATGTTGACGGAGTATCCGAAGTTCGAACTCTTTAAACCAGACGCCGATAATGTCGAGCTTATTATAAACGCCGTCTCCAATCTTGCCGATAAAGGCTTGAAAGTGAAGGCAAGCGAGATTCGAGCGAAATTAGGACTCTCCGAACCCGAAGAAGAGGACGAAGTTGTCGGAGGCAGAATAAATTACTCAAATACGGCAACGGATGATTTAGACTATCTTGATAACGAACCTAACTCAAATACATCAATAAATGATAATGGCATAAATTATTTGGACGACTATAACGACTATATCGAAATAGAAAACGAGATAGCCGAAGTTTTGGAAAAGGCTTTCGATAAATGCGAATCGTTTGCCGATATCAAAAAAGCCATTGAAAATCTTTCGGTAAATTGGGACTCTTCAAAGATAGCGGATATCATGGCTACGGCTTTCTTTATGGCAAGAGCGAGAGGAGACAACGACTTTAATCAGGATACCGATTTATGATACCAGACAAAGCCCTACAGTATATTAAACAAAAAGAATTGAAGCCCGCTTTCTCTTACGAGGATGTTTGGAACGAAGAACATATAACCTCTTTCACTGTCGCTAAAGTTATGAATGTCAATATTTTACGAGACATGAAAAACGCGGTAGAAAGAGCGATTGAAAGAGGAGAGACGGTAGAGCAATTCAAAAAGAATCTCTTGCCGACTCTGTATAAAGCGGGATGGACGGGAATACAAAAAATTACAGACGAAAAAACGGGAGAGGAAAAAGAAATATATATTGACACGCCCCGCAGATTAAAAACTATTTACGAAACGAACTTAAGAAGCGCTTACATGAAAGGCAGATTCGACAGAGCCTACGAATCGGACGCTCACCCTTACCTAATGTATAGAGTGGGACCCTCAAAAGTCCATCGTCCAGAACATTTGGAATGGGACGGCTTGATTTTAGACAAGAACGACCCGTTTTGGCTTTCCCATAATCCGCCGAACGGATGGGGTTGCAAATGCTATACGGTCGCCGTATCGAAAGGCAGAAAAGAAAGATACGAAAAAGACGGAATACCGACTCCGACAGCCGACAATATTACAATTCAAATCAAAGCGAAAACTAAAGCCCCGAAAACGATTTATAGAACTTATATCAATAAAAGAAACGGAACTATTTCAAAAGTCCCTGTCGGCGTAGACCCGTCATTTAATTTTAATCAAGGAAATTATAGCCGAGATTTAGTGGTGTTTGACGACTTCATGCGAAAAGCAAAAAAGACTTTTCCAGAGCGATTTGAAGCGATAGCCGAAACGATTCTACGAAACGAAATAAAAAAAGAACAATTTGAAAGCTGGATTGAAAAAGCCTATGAGAAGCCAAAAATAAAAGAGGACGGAACGGAAGAGAAGAGCGACAGAGGAAGAAATATGACGGCTATTGGGTTTATCGACACTTTAGTTAAAAATAAATTAATGCAATTAGCGGGAGTCGATATTGGAGAGAGCGTAACGATAGGATTAAGAGCGGGCTTGCTAAACGGCATAAAGGCAAAACGGCATGCGAAAAAAGGCGAAGCGATAGAAAAGAAAGACGCTAAATATATAATAGATTGCATCCTTGACGGTAATGTTTATTTACAAAAAAACAACGATAATATTTTGTATTTATATAAGATTGAAGAGGACAAATATTTGCAAATAACCGTAAGCCCAATATTTACGCTTTCGGAGAAAGGAAGCTCTATGCGAATACCAACAGTGAGAAATATTCAATTTTTGAACGATAAGCAAGTGACGAGTAAATATAAAAAAGGGAAATTATTAGATTTAATAAAATAAATAAAGGTTGGACATTGTATGACCTCACATGTTTCAATTACTCAAAACACAGTTATACCTCCCAATACATATCCAACCTGTTTATAGTATAGTCAATTATTTTTAAAAAGTCAAGTCTTTACCAAACTTTTTTGCCTCCATCGTATTCTTTCGCAAGTCCCTTTTTAATTAAATACTCCGCAACATCAATATCTCCAACTTTTACGCTTGCAAGTAATCTAAAATATTTATCTCTCCCCAAATTATATAAAACAATTTTTTTGCCAGAAGTCAATAACTTTTCCAATTCCTCTTTAGCTTTTATAGCTATCGCCTTTATCTCTTCTCTTTTATCGTTTAATTCTGGCGTATCAATTCCTCTTATCCGAACCGCTATTTCCTCTCCGAATACATCGGGAGTATCCTCTATGGTGATAACGAAAGTGTCCCCGTCCCGCACTTTTATTATTTTAAAGTTTTCTATCGTGTCGGTGTATTCTTTCGCTACGCTTATGGCATGTGGTATGCAAAGAAAAGATATAAAAAGAATTGAAATAAATACTCGCTCTCGCATCGTTTATGGTTGCCATTATTATAAAATATTAATTGCCACTCTAACCAAACCTACTATTTCCAATCTATCGTCATTTATTGCGACTTCAAGAGATTCGTAAAGTCTATTGTCGCAAGCCATTATATAACTTTCAGTATTTTTCATCGATATTCTCTTTACCGAATAGACGCCGTTTATTTTCACCGTATAAATTCCAGAACCCACAAATCCAAAATCATTGCATAATATTATGGCGTTCTTGCTTATAGTCGGCTGCATATCGTCAGAGGTTATCGCTATCGCCGTAAGTTTTTCTCTGTATATATTAAAAACTTCTGGTATCAAAATAGCGGTTTCTTTTTCTCTAGCTATTATATTGTTTATCTTTATTAAGTCAACTTCTTTCGGCGAGTTTTCGTCTGTCGAATCTTCCAATAAATATTTTGAATAAAAATTGTTGTCTTGAGTTTCCAAATACGAATTCGCGTTTGCATTTTTTTCATTTTTCAAAAACGCAGTCGCCTGCGCTTTTGAACTTTCAATAAACATCTCGCCTTTTCCAGTTATAAGCCAATGCAAATTAAAATTATATTTTTCCGCTAATTTTTCTAATATATCAACAGGAGGAAAAGTTAAATTATTTTCATACCGAGATAAAGTTTTTTGGTTTGTTCCAAGTATATTTGCCATATCAGATTGAGATATACTCAAATTTACCCTTATATCTTTAATTCTATCGCCTATTCTATCCATTTTTTAGTAAAACTCCTTTTTAGGTATTGACTTTTACTCACAAATATACTATAATTAGTATAAAGTAATAATTAATACTTATTATTTACCAAATATGACTTATAATTATAATATATTAAGTAAATAATGAGTAAAGACAGAGGTTAGAAAATGAGTAATCGTATAAACAAAAAATTAGGCAAATATATTTCCTTCAAGTTGAAGTTGGCGGGAATAACCCATAACGATATAGCCCGAAAGTCTAACTTATCGACTTCGATTATAACACATGTATTGAACGCCCGCAAGGGTTCGGTAAGGGCGGAGACGGCGATAGCGAACGCGCTTGGTTATGAATCGTTTAGCGATTTGGTGGAGGAAGCGAGAGAGGAAGTAGAGAGGCAAAATAGCAAATAATTGTCATTGCGAGGCAACGCCGAAGCAATCCACACTAAATAGATTACTTCGCCTACGGCTCGTAATGACTATTAAAAAATAAAAAAATTAAAGCCAAAGGAGGAAACAAAATGGCTAAAGAAAACGAAAAAATATTTAACGAGAAAGAGTTCATGGTGAACGCGCAAGGCTCTTATGTTCCGATAGCGAATGTAAAGCCAGTGGACAAGTTGAGAGACGATTTGGTTCGTTCTCTTATGGTAAAGACGAAAGATGTTCAAAAGCTTATCGAGAGGCATCGTTTCGATTGCTGGGACGATATAAGGGCTTTTTTGCAACTTTCGGCGCAGGAGCATGGCGTGGAGTTTGGAGGCAAGAAAGGGAATATAACTCTCTTGAGCTATGACGGGAAATATAAGGTTGTGATAGCGAATCAAGATTATATTTCTTTTAATGAGAAACTCCAGATAGCGAAGGAGCTTATAGACGAATGCATCAAGAAATGGAGTTCTGGGGCTTCGGCTAATCTTATCGCTTTACTCAATGACGCTTTCAAAGTCGACAAGCAGGGAAAAATATCTACGGATAAAATCTTGGGTTTGAGACGATTAGAAATAAACGACCCTACTTGGACGGAGGCAATGAAGGCGATAAGCGACAGTATAACGATAGAGGACAGCAAGAGATATATAAGGTTTTACGAGCGCAGGGATTCGGACGGCAAATACGAGCATATATCATTGAGTCCGCAAAGTTTATAGGAGGTTTTGATATGGTTTATTGCGAGGAAGAAGAAATAAGAAAAGCGAAAGCGAAATATCAAAACATAGTGGCGAGCCATACCGAATGGGATGATTATTGTCTATCGGACGAGTTGGACGATGAATATTGCCCAGCGGATATGGTCGGCGAAGTTTACGAGGTAGACTTTGCCGAATTAAGAGAAGTTAATCAAAAAAATATCGAGTCATTGCGAGCCAAAGGCGAAGCAATCCAAAAAGAAAAAAATAAAGGAGATTTATAATGGGTAGACCTAAAAAACAAGAAAACGAAAAAATAAAAAATGTTCCCGCAACAACGGAATTAACCGAACAAGAAAGATTCGACATAATCGAAGAAGTGGAAAACGAATATTTTTCTAATGTTTCGGATAAATACGATTATCAAAGGACGGTAGAGGAGATAAAGTTTTATCAAGAGCAGGCGAGCGTAAGCTTTATCGAGATGGGAAAGAGACTATTGAGAATAAAGGCTCATGAGCCGCATGGACAATTTTTGAAGGCTTTAAACGAGTTGAACATAGAAATAAGAACTGCTCAAACTTTTATGTTAGCGTCTCGGAAATTTCATAGAAATACGCAGGCGCCTGCGTATTTGGGTTTAGAAAAAACCCGTATTCTATCGACTTTATCTGACGATGAAGTGGCGGAATTAGAAAACGAAAAGGAGATATTCGGGCTTACATTTGACGATATCGACCGCATGTCGACTCGGGAATTGCGTAAAAACTTGCGCGAGGCGAGAGAGAAAGCGAAACATGACCGCGATAATCTTGAAAATATCATAAAGCAGAAAGAGGAAAAGAATAACGAACTTGAGAGAATGGTTAGAGGATTAGAGCCTATATCTGCGGAAAGAATCGCTCAAGAAAAGACGAAAGAATATATTCAGCCTTTCATGAAACTTATCGGCGCAATCACTATGGATTTCTTTACTCTAAAAAGAATGATAGACGAGGTTCAGTCGATAGAGGGGACGAATCTAATAATCATAGAGGAGTTTCAAGAGCATTTTAACGAGATGTTTAAAAACTTGGAGAACGAAAGGCTTAATTTCTTCGATGTTTACGATAACGCGCATGTATATAGCCGAGAGGAGCAGCTTCAATACGGAGTGATAGCGAATTACGGCGAGGGTTTTCCAGACGAGAAGCGAAGATATTAATTTTTTGGATAAATAAAAAGTTATGTAAAGAAGGAGAAGCGAACAACCGAGCGCCGATAATTTTTAATTATCGGGCTTTTCAGCGAGGTTGTGAGCGATGGTAAATATGAACGAATGGATATTGAAAATGCAAAGCGCCGAAACCTCTAAAGAGCGAAAAGCCGTTGCGGACGAATATGCGAGAATGACGGGCAGGTCTGTAAGCTATTTCTATAAAGAGTTAAAGAAAGCGGGCTACGATACGGGCAGGCAAACGAGGAAAGACAGCGGAAAATCGAATATAGACGAAAACACGATAAAAACTGTGGCGTCTTTGGTTAAGGCTGGAATACGGGAAAACGGAAAAAAGACTTTGCCCGTTAATGTGGCTTTGGATATTCTAAAACGAAACGGCTACGATGTCGGCGTTAAGGAAAGCCGATTGAGAGAGATTTTGCGAGACTACAAAATAGACGGAGACAATCTCAAAAAGGATTCTCATCATGGTAGGATGCGAAGCGAATATCCCAATCAAGTTCATGAGGTGGACCCGTCAGTCGCTTTGATTTATTTCGCTCCCGATTCCAATAAGTCGAAAATCATCGAAGATAGCGAATACTACAAGAACAAAGATTTTTTCAACGACGGCAAGGACAAGAAAGGCAAACGAATACGAAAGAAGAAGTGCTTGCGATATGTTCTTACCGACCATTATAGCGGTAGTATCTGCGTGAGGTATTATTCGGCTTACGGCGAGACTGCGGAGTATCTTTACGATTTTTTGCTTTACGCTTGGGGAAAGAAAGCGCGAGAGGATTACGCTTTTCATGGAGTTCCAGAGATGATACTTTGGGATAAAGGCTCGGCGAATATTTCCAAGTCGGTATCGAACGCGTTAAGAAGTTTGGGCGTCCGTTCCATAACTCATTCGGCGGGCAATCCGAGAGCGAAAGGACAAGTGGAAGTGACGAACAATTTAATCGAGACTCATTTGGAATGTCTTTTTAGAATCGAAGGCGTGAGTAATATCGAGGAGATGAACGAAGCCGCGGAGAGGTTCTGCGTTGAATACAATACTCAAAAGCAAATAAAGAGACTCGGCGGAATAGTGGCGACTCGTCATGCTTTATGGCAAAAAATCCCGATTGAAAAATTGAGAGAACTTCCAGATTTGGAGTTATGCCGTCAGATATTCACGGCTGGAGTATTGGAGCGAAAGGTTAGGTCGGATTTAACGATTAGCCTATACCACAATAAAGCGAAGCGAACTTTGGTTTACAGTTTGGTAAATCTTCAAGTGGAAAAAGGCGACATCGTTAATTGCCAGCCTATGCTATTCGGAGACGACTATAAGGCTATCGTTTGGTTTAACGGCAAGGACGAGTTCGGAAAGAAAATTGAGCTTTCTTACGAAGTGAAACCGATAGAGATTGACGAGGCGGGCTTCGACATAAACGCGGCGATAATCGGCAAAGAGTATAAACAGACGGCTTTAACGGAAGGCGAGAAAGAGATTAAGAAGATAGAGGAGACGGCGGAAGGAATACGCCAGAAAGCGGATTCAAATATACCGAATCTAAAAACTCATTCTTTAATTAAGCCGGACAACAAATTTAATTATCAAAAGGAGGGAGAGAAAATAGAGATTGAAAACAAAGAGACGAAGGAAATATTGCTTTCGTATGTGGAAGCGATAGAGAGAGTAAAAACGGCTTTGGGCTATGTTCCAGAGGGTTTGTCGGATAGTTTGAAAAAAGATTATCCGAACGGCGTTTCGTATTCTTATGCGGACGAGCTTATAGAGTTTTATCGTAAAGAAGAAAACGAAAGTCAAAACATAATTTAAAAATAAAAAATTAAAAATTAAGAAGATAAAAAAGCGAGTTGCAAGACAACGAGCGAAGATTAAAGGAGATTTAATTATGGCTATAAACATCAAAGCTTTTAGAAAGTTCGGGTTCAAATCCGACCCGTTCTTTGGAGACATCGAAAAGATGGAGGATGTATATTTAAACGGCGATATGCGATTCACTGTCGAGTTTATCTGCCAAACGGCGAAGCAAGGCGGAATGGTCGCTTTAATCGGAGAATCTGGAAGCGGTAAAACGACTTTGAGAAGATTCGCAATCGACAAGATGAAATCGGAAAACGCAAAAGTAAAAATCATTCAATGCAAGACTATCGATAAGACGCGTCTAACCGTTGGGGCTATTTGCGATTCTATTATTTTGGATGTGTCTTCCGAGACTCCGAAAAAGAGTTTGGAAGCGAAAGCGAGGCAAGTCGAAAGAATACTTACGAACTCTGGACGAATCGGTTTCTCGCATCTCTTGATTATCGAAGAGGCTCATGATTTAAGCGTGACGGTTTTGAAGTATCTAAAGAGATTTTGGGAATTGGAAGACGGACTCAAAAAATTATTATCAATTCTTTTAATCGGGCAGACGGAGTTGTCGGCGAAACTTGACGAAAGCAAGAACTACGAAGCTCGGGAGATAATACGAAGAATGGAGCAGTTAAGAATAGAGCCTCTTTCGGATTGGAAGGATATACAAAATTATTTGGCTATCAAGTTTGAAAAAGCGGGAGTGAATATTAAAGACATTATCGAGGATGACGCTTTGCAATCCGTATCGGCGAAACTCACTACTCAAATGTTGCGCGGGACATTGATTAGCAAGGCTTATCCTCTCTCGATAAATAATTTAATGAGACGAGCGATAAATAAGGCTTACGATTTGAAAATATCGAAGATAGACAAAGATTTAATAACGAGTTTATAAATAAAAAAATTGGGGGTATAAAATCATGATGGACAAGACTAAATACAAAACATTAAGCATAGCTTTAGAACATGAAACTTTGGCGAAGCTAAACGAATACTGCGAGGACAGAACTAAAAAAAGCATATTCGTCCGAAGGCTTATCAAGAGAGAGCTTAATCGTCTACTTGGCGAGAAAGTCAAAAAAGAGAATAGAGGCAAGCGAATAATAAAAGTCGAAATCGACAATTACGATGCATTGCAAGAATATGCGGAAGCGAAGAAGTTACGAAATGTAAAAACTTTGTTGCCTTTCGTAGCGGATAGATATATGGCTTTATATCCGCTTAAAGATAAAAAACAGGGAAAAAGCTTAAAAAATACGAATAGCCTTGATTAACGCGTAGATTGATTTTGAGGGCTTTTTCGTTTTTTAATAGTTTTTCGTATTAATAAGCGTAAAAGTCCTTGAAAGTATAATACTTTTCGGCAATTAAAGGCATCGTAAAAGCAAAATACGGAGGAAAATTAAAAAATGGGTAAAACTATCGAAAAAAGACATATGCCACAGGCAGACAGTCGTCAAAAAGAGTTGAGAAATAAGCTAATCGCCAAAATCCATATCC